AGATAAAGATATAAGTGCTGATCTACGTACACCACCTACAACTACTACCTCACCTGTCTTACATACAATGTCATGGCACTCCATAGAAGAAAGCTTTCTACCTCTTGCACCTTTAAATTTAAGAATAGTAAAGTCAAACAAATCAACAAGAGGTTGAGGTCCACTAGCTCTACCACCAAATGTTTTTAATCTTGCACCTGCAGGTCTAACTTTACTAACATTTATTTTAGGAACTCTACCTGTGTAGAGATAAGATACTAAATCTCTAAATGCTTTTGCCCAACCTTCTTTAGAATCAACAACAGATACTACATCTTCTGTATGTTCAAACTCTACATCAGGAACAGTAGGTAACTTATCAGCATACTGTCTTTCAACAGAGAAACCTACACCTGTACCATTCATAAGTATATATAACACTTCATCAAATGCTCTTGGACTATCAATAGGAATATAAGAACAGTTATAACCTGCAACATTCTCTCTATCTAATGCATCACCTGATGTCATTAATGCTCTCATAGATGGCATAACTTGTAATGAAAGTATAGCTTCTTCTAATTCATCCCATTCTTTATTTTTAATTATACTATTATATTCATTATCTATATGTTGTTTAAAGAAAGATATAAGTCTGCTTACAGTTTCACTCCAACTCTCTCTTCTACCTTTGTCTTCTAACCAACGTGAATACCTAGACATATGTATAAATGATTGATATTCAGTAGGTAAATAATTACTTCCCATTAATGATGCCATTTAATTTTCCTTTCCATACTTTAGTTCTAATATTAATTCTGCATAATGAATTACTTTTTCTATATCTTTTCTACCTTCGCCTTTTGTTTTATGACGAGTTATGTATTTTACCACATTACCCTCTAAGAAGTCAAGATTATTTTTAACAATATAATCTATTGGTTGTATAGCACAATTTTTATAATGGTCTCCACCTATTTGTTTAGAGGTAGCATTATCATATTCATACTCATACGTACCTTTTCTTATAACATCTTCTTCAGCATCTCTTCTCTTCATATAATCTCTATAACTTTCTTGAGACCATCCTCTATCTTCTTCAGGATTTATCCAAGACTCTTCTGATTCTTTGTCTGACATATTTTATCTCCTTTGAATTAATTACTTTTATTGCGAAGCTTCTTGTATACTGTGCATCCATACCTGCATTCTCACAGACATACTCAAAGTTATCACATGTTACACCTACACTACAGAAAAACCATGCACGAGCATTAGCTCTTTCAACACTTGTACGTGGTGATTCTACTTGAGTCTTTTCTTTTGTTGCATCTAATAATGCTTGAAATATAACAGATAAAAATAACATACGTTCAGGACTACTGTTCTCATGTTCCTTTATCTCTGTTATGATCTCAATGTATTCTTCATTCATTAGTCTTCTTGAGTTATTTCATCTCTAAATGTATCAACTAACATAGACGCAGCTTCTTCTGCTTCAGCAGCTAATTTAATTTGTTTAATAAATTCATCAATAACTTGGGGATGTTCTCCTATACCAACAGGATGCTCCAAGTATATACGTGCAGTAGCTATAGCTTTATCTCTTTGAGAATGAAACTCAGCTAGTGCTGTGTTGTACATTGCTTCCTTTACTGACATCTTTTACCTCCTTTCTTTCAACAGGTCTAAAAAATTTACCACCTATATAATTATTATAATACTTATGATTGTCTGATCCTTCAACACAAGAAGTTAAAACATTATGTTGTACTTGATAAGCTAACTCATAATATTTTAAACTTCTTTTGTTTTTAAATTCATCAATTACTTCAAACTTAAAATGTTTCTTACCTAGTTTCTTTATATCTTCTTTTAAATATTTTGAAGAACCCATGTAAGATTGCCATCTTGATTGTCTCTTAGATTTACCAATCAAATATTGTTTACATCCTATATACTTTTTTTCTGTCTTCAAGTTAGTAATGATATAAACAAAACCAAACTGTTCAAGATCAGGTACAAAAGATTTACCTGTTCTTAAATCTAACCAATGATTTACTGCCAATCTACAACCTCATCCACATTAGGAGCTTTTTTAACTTGCGTAAGATACCTGTTTCCATTTGCATAATTGAATACACGTAACCCTTTACCTTCATTCGCATCACTCCAACAAGTACGCTTATGTTCACAATAAAAGCAACCAAAAGAGAGCTTGCGATTGCCACTAGCACCATCAGGCACATCATCATAACACCTATCAGGTGGGTTATCTTTATCCATTGCTCCTTTAAGATAGTCAATCCTTTCTTTAGCATTAATCATCTCCAAAGAATGAACAGGAGTCAAACATATGTTCCCATTCTGTTTATCTATTGCAAGAAAAGCAGCTTCATCTACTCCATTACCTTCAGCATAAGCAGAGATCTGTGCTATATAACCAAAAGGATCATCAGAGTATAACTTATTCTTAGAAAACTTTTCAAAGCTTCTACCTGATGCACTCTTACAATCAACTAACACTCCATCTATTACACAGTCTTGATGTCCTTTTATTCCATTAACACTTACTGTTTTTTGTAGGTCAGTTACTGTATGTCCTGCAAGTCTTGAGAAAAGAATCAATAAGTCTTCTAATATATGACCATATAAAAACTTAACTCTTGTACTAGGTTCTAAAGGTTTAGGTTCTTCTTTAGAATTTTTGTCATACCATAATTGTCTAGCAGGTTTACCTATTGCAGACAATCTTAGGTTACGTTTCTTTAAAGGAACTTCATTTAAAAAGTTTCTTAATGTTTCTTTAATACTCTCTGTAAAAGAATCTAAATGAGCATCAACTTCTTTCTCATTTAAATCTACCTCTACAAGAGGATCAAATAAATCGTATATATCTTTTACTAAAGTATCAATAGATTTCATAATAAATAATGGAGAGATACTCGTTCAGTAGCACCTCTCCATCCTTTCATGGTTGGTTAAGAAGCGAAGGTTAGTTCTTCATCTGAATCTTCAGTTACAAATCCATCAGGAACTACTTCAAAAGCTTCATCTGCATCAGCATCTACGTTATAAGGTATTAAATTAGTTACCTGCACAGCACGTAAATCAGCAGAGACTCCAGAACGACCTTTGAACTCCCACTCATATGTACTATAAAGTACATTGACTTCTGAACCATTACCAATCATAGTGTTAGCAATGTTTCTTTTCGCAGCATCAACCACTTCAGGTTGTTTATTCATGTTACCATCTTTACGTCTAACTTTTCTTTTGATAGTAACAAAGCTACCACGATCATCACCTTTATTCTTTACATCTAATCCATCAGCTTTAGCTTGATTAATATTCTTCTCGTCAAGATTAGATACATCTATCGACCATACTCCATCTGAATCAAATGTAGTATTTGGACTAACTATACTTGCCCAATATGCGTTTCCTTTTAGTACACTCATGTGTATATTCCTTTCGTTATTATTAATAAATGAATTATGACACACCTCTGAATTAATGTCAAGAGATTTTTTCATAATAAATGTTTTATTTAATTTAAGTACTAAACTCATCTCAATTCTTGAGATAAGATCTTGTTTTCCTTGATGTATTCTACCCCATGTTTTGTATTCAGCATCTCTATAATTATCTACTCTGGTATCTTTATCAACAACTTTGTCAGTTAATTCTACTAACTCTTTTGCATAGCACCATACGTAGTCATACTCTCGTTCAAATACAAAGTAATTACAGTCACCATAAAGCCAACCTTTATTACCCATTGTATTTTTAAACTCAACAACAATCCATGCGTCATCAAAAAACTTATTTTTATTTCCAGTTCTTCTAGCTTTTACATCTACACTAACTGTCTTATTATCTTTTGTTAGATAGAAATCTATATGTCTAAACATATTCTCTTGGTCATTTGCTATACCAACTGAATAACCATGCTCTTGCACAGTCTTTATAAATTCATTCTCTACTTTTATACCACGCTTAATATAATCAGCATGGTCTTTTCTTCCTTTAAATTCTTTTACTAATGTGTCTCTGCCCATGTCTTACCTACCTTCCATTCACTATCAAGAGGACACTTCATTTGTAACTGCTTCTCTGTATCTTTCATAGCATCTTTAGTTATCTGTCCAAACTTATTTATATCTTTGTTAAGAACTTCAAACTGATACTCGTCATGTATACTAGCTACAAGTTTAGCATCAACACCTGTTCTGTTAATACGTTTAATCATATTGATAAGCCATAGCTTACATACGATTGCTCCTGCTCCTTGTATTAGAGTATTCAATGCACTATGTGGACTACGTATATGTAGTAGTCTACCATCAATACCTCTAATTAATTTTTTAGATGCAGCTTTTGTTACAGAGTCACGTACTCTTTTTAAAGCAGGCATACTATTTAAAAACTTATTAATTAATATCTGTCCTTCTTTAGCACCTGCACCTACTATCTGACCTATCTTAGATGCACCTGCACCATACATAAACGCATATATAAATGTCTTTGCCTGGTCTCTGTTAGTTAATCCTGCCATTTGCATATTGTGTGTATGTATATCACCTGTCAATAATATATCTGTAAATGTAGTATCATTCATTAGATGTGCTAAACATCTTAACTCTAATCCACTTGCATCAGTTCCTACTATGGAATGAGTGTAAGGATTATCAACTGTCCAACAATCCCTACACTCTTTTCCATATGGAGAACGAACTGCAGGTATCTGTGCCATGTTAGGAGAATGGTGAGACATACGACCAGTAATAGTTTTAAGAGTCATAACTCTACCATGTACTCTACCATCTCTATCATCACATGCTTCTATCCATGACTTAATCTGTGCTATACGTTTCTGTAATAAAAAGAAACGAGAAAACTTTTTTGCTTCAGGCATATCTATCTTATCTAAGACAGCTTCATTAATAATAATGTTACCTTTATCTGTATGTTGTTTTGGTTTCCAACCTAACTCTATTAATCTCTCTGCAATCTGTTGCCTTGATCCTATATTAAATGGTATGTATTTTGTTTTTGTTTTCAACTCAACAACTGTAGGATCAAAGGTAGTTACTGCCCACTTTTCTAAACCATTAGCTTCATCTTTTAATTTATTATATAATCCCATAGCTTTTCTCATGTCCATAGCAAAGCCATTCTTTTCTTGTTGGTCTATGATAACTCTTACATTATGTTCTAATCTAATTGAACTACGAGAGAAACCTTTACCTTCACTCTGTAATATCTGGAATAACTTATGTGTTATATTCACATCTTGTTTACAATACTCTAACATGTCTGGTGTATATACTTCAAAGGTATCAACATCTCCTTTAGGAAATCCTAATCTCTCTCCCCATGCTTTTAAACTATGACCTTCACGTATAGGATTAAACAACTGTGATAAGACAAGTGTATCTATAATCTGACTAGGTTTTATATTAGTACCTAGCAATCTATTACACACAGGTGCATCAAATGATAAACCATTATGCATAATAAATTGCTTGACACCAAGTGACCAATCTCTAAACCCATGTATCATATCAGGAGGGAAAGGATAAACCCTCCCTGAGTCTACATCTTTAGCCACTATACAATGAACCTTTGTTGCATTCAAGCTATCTGTTTCTATATCAACTACTGCTCTCATTATCCTTCCAATCACAATCTTCTGTTGCACCACACCAATTACACTCTTCACCTTTTGCTATTTCCATTTCTGTTTCTTCAACAGGACAGTAATGTGTCCACATCTCTGTATCATCTTTCCAATCATACCAATACTCATTGTATAATATCATGGGAGTTCTCTCACCTACCCACACATTTAAGATATTAAACTGAGCAAAATCATCTGCTTCTTCCCATGTCATATCATCTCGTTCTCTTAATATCTCACATATTTTACTATAAGAATATACAAGCAAAGGTTGTTTACCATATTGCTCTCCATATCCTATGATAGCATCATCAAAACCATCTATCTTCATAGTTTCTTTCTCAAACATATCAAAGTCTATCAAAATGGTATCTCCTCTCCATCATTATCATCTACTTCATAAGGATTGTCAATCTCTTTCATACGACCAGTCTCTTTATCATAGAAGAGATGTGTAGCTATACCAGTATCACCAGTATATCTATTCTTTAGAATACGTATGGTTGTAGTGTTAGATGCTACATCATCTTCTGCTTGTTGATTTCTTTCTAAAGCAATTACACTATCAGATAGATGTGCAATAGAAGCAGAGCCACGTAGATGTGAGAGAGTAACTTCTCTACCATTCTCATGTCCTGCATCACCTGCAGGTCTACGTAGATGTGATACTAATAGTAATCCAACACCAGTTTGTTCTACTAATGAACGTAACTTAGTCATCAACACATCAATAGACTTTCTCTCATCTCCTTCTTCCTGACCTGACACAAGTATAGATAAGTGGTCAAGGAATATCCATTTACAATCCAATGCTTGTGCCATAAATCTAACTCTTGAAAGTATCTCATCATTAGATATAGAACCAAAGTGGTCAAAGGCAAAGAACCTACCAGTACCCATAGTATTATCAAACCATGTATCTAATTCTTCTTGGCTATACTTCTT